GCCCCGGATTTTGTCCAGGATGTCGACCATGCCCAGCATGTTGCCCTGGGAATCGGTGAACTTCAGGCCCAGCTCTTTCTGGGCCGTGCCCACCCCGGCAAGGAACGCCTTGTACTTGGTGCCGGATTCGCTGCCCGACATGGTGGCCTGCAGCGTGCCAAGGATGGCCATCTGCTCCGCAGCGCTCCGCCCCGCCGCCGTGGCGTTGGCCCCCAGCGCGGTGAACGCTGCGGACATTTCCGTCCCGGACGACTTGAACAGGCCCACGGCGTAAGCCGTCTGCCCGGCGATCTCCTCAACCCAGCGCGACTTGCCCATTCCGTCGGCGGTGTTCTTGAAGATCCCGTACATGGTGCCCATGTACGAGGTCATGGTTTGCACGTCGGCCTTGGACGCCTTGGCCAGCACGCCGGATGCGGCGGTGAACCGGGCCAGCTCCTTGTCCGTCAGCCCGTCGATGGCCGACTGGATCTCGTACCCGGCCCGAATGACCTCTGCGGCGCTGCCGCCATAGGCCATGGCGAACTTCTGCGCCTCGGCCTGCAGCACCGCCAACCCGGTATCCGACCGGCCAAGGCTGGACACCTCGCCCAGCGCCCGGTTCAGGTCGATGGCCGGGGCCACCATCTGGTGAATGGAGTAGCCGGTGGCCACCGCGCCCAGCACGCCGTCGCGCGCCTGACCGAACTGCCTGCTTGCGGATCCGGTCAGCTTGTCCAGCGAGGAGCGCAGTTGCCCCAGCTTTCCCGATGCCTGGTCC